GCTTGGCGTAAAGCGCGCCCCGCCTTCGGACCTTCATGAAATTTTTGATGCGACGCTTAAAGCGCAGTCAAAAAAAATTGTGTCTAACGTCACTAAAAATAACGCGTTTCTTTACGATAAAACAGTCGGTGGCATTGACCGCAGGCCGTCTTGGTGGCGTAAATGAGCCGCCCTTCACCCTGGACGCCCGAGCGCGATGCTGAATTGCGCGAGCATTGGGCCGGCGACCTATCCGCGTCACAGATCGGCGCGAAGATGGCGATGAACAAAAACCAGATCATCGGGCGCGCGCATCGGCTAAAGCTGCCGTTGCGTGGCGTGCCGGTCAACATAAGCCGGGGCATGGTGCCTCAGCCTGCCGTCCGCGTTAAGAGAGAGCTTCCCCCGAAGCCTTCTTTTGTGCGGGCGGCTTCCCCATCGCGGCGCCCTGCCGCAAACTCCTCCCGCGTGTTCTCCTTCGCGGTCGAGCGCCGGGTTTCCTCCCTCCCGGTTGAAAACTTGCCCGGCGCGGTTGCCGAAACGCCGCCGCGCCGGGTCTTTTCTCACAAACAATGCCAATACATCACAAGCAGCGCTGATCGCGAATATCGGTTCTGCGAGGCGCCCGTTGTGGAAAACGCGAAGGGCCGGCCATCGGCATTCTGCGTCACGCATTTTGACTTGTGCCTTGTGTCGCCAAAGATGGCGCTTGCAGAACGCAAAGCGCAGCGCGCGGCAGATATTGAGGCAGCGCGCGTGCGGTGGAACGCGCCGAGCGCTTGGAGGTAAGAACATGCAAACCGAATATGCGGAATTTCTAGCGGCAAAGCGCCCTGCGGCGCACGCCACCGGGCTTGATCGCGTGCCTGATCTTCACGCGGACTTGAAGCCGCACCAGCGCGACTGTATCGCTTTCGGGCTGCGCCAAGGCCGGTTTGGCTTGTTTCTAGACACGGGCATGGGCAAAACGTTTTGCCAGCTTGAATGGGCCAATCACGCGCTTGAGGCCAGCAACGGCAAGGCGCTGATCCTGGCGCCTTTGGCGGTGGCGGCGCAGATCGTGCGCGAAGGCAAGGCGCGCGGCTATGAAGTGCAACAGATACGCGACCAGGCCGATGCGCGCGAAGGCATCAACGTCTGCAATTATGACCGGATTGACCGGCTGGACTTTGACGCTTTCGGCGCAGTGTCTTTGGATGAAAGCAGCATCCTGAAAAGCTTTACAGGCAAGACAACGCGCGCCCTGATTGACGCCTTTAAAGATCATCGCTTCCGGTGCGCCGCGACTGCAACGCCCGCGCCGAATGATCACATGGAATTGGGGCAGCACGCCGAGTTTCTCAGCATCATGAACGGCAACGAGATGCTGTCGAGGTTCTTCATTAACGACACGTCGCAGGCTTCGCAGCAATGGCGTCTGAAAAAGCACGCCGAGGGGTCTTTTTGGGATTGGATGGCGTCTTGGTGCCGCATGGCGGAAACGCCTGCCGATTTCGGCTATGATGCCAGCGACTACATCCTGCCGCCGTTGAATGTGCATCGGCACAAGGCGGCGGGTGACGTGCGGGCGCCTGCCGGTCTGCTTTTTATGGGCGACCTATCCGCCACCACGCTACACGAAACCAAGCGCCAAACGGCGCAAGCACGCGCGCAAGCCATCGCGGCCATCATGCCGGCCAATGATGCTTGTGTGGTGTGGTGCGACACGGACTATGAAGCCGATGCCATTCGCGCCGAAATACCGGAAATTCAGGAAGTGCGCGGATCGCATCCGATTGAGCGCAAAGAGGCAACGCTTGAGGCCTTTGCATCCGGCCAGGTCAAATGGCTTTTGACCAAGCCCAGCGTGGCCGGGTTTGGCATGAATTGGCAGCATTGCGCGACGATGATCTTTGCCGGGCGGTCATTCAGCTATGAGGCTTGGTATCAGGCAGTCAGGCGATGCTGGCGCTACGGCCAGCAGCGCCCGGTGGACTGCCACCTGATCGTGGCCGAGGGTGAGGATCAGATTGGGCGCGTGATTGACCGCAAGAGCGGCGATCACATCAAGATGAAGCAGGCCATGTCATCGGCCATGCGCCGCGCAATGGCGCAAGATGCTGGCGTTCGTGTTCCGTATCAACCAACACATAAAGGGGAGTTTGCATCGTGGATTTCATGAGTTTGAACAGCAATCAGGGCGACAACTGGCAGGCCATCCATGGCGATTGCGTGGATGTGGTGCGGCAGATGCCGGATGAAAGCGTAGGCTTTTCGGTCTATTCGCCTCCTTTTGGTTCGCTTTTTGTGTATTCGGAAAGCGAATGCGACATGGGAAATTCATCATCCGATGGCGAGTTTGAGCGTCATTACCAATACATGGTGAAGGAGAAGTTTCGCGTCACCAAGCCGGGACGCCTGACCGCCGTGCATTGCACCGATCTGCCAATGACAAAATGGCGCGATGGGCATGTTGGATTGAAGGACTTTCCCGGCCAGATTATCAAGGTGCATGAGGACGCCGGATGGATTTACCATGCGCGCGTGACGATCTGGAAGTGCCCGGTTGTGGAGATGACCCGCACTAAGGCAGTCGGGCTGGTGTATGGCCAGCTTATGAAGGACAGCAGCAAATCGCGGGTTGGCTTGCCTGATTATTTGCTGATCTTCCGCAAGCCAGGCGAAAACCCTGAAGCAATCGTGCATGACATGGGCCATGATACGGCCAGCCGCCTAGAAAGACCGCGTAAGAATATCGGATCGAGCGAGATACCGTTGGACAAGTGGCAGGAATGGGCTTCGCCGGTTTGGATGACCATTGACCAGACGAATGTTTTGAACGTCAAGGCCGCCAAGGATCAGCACGATGAAAAGCATCTTTGCCCCTTGCAGCTTGACGTGATCGAGCGCAGCCTAATTCTTTGGAGCAATCCCGGCGATATTGTCCTTAGCCCATTCATGGGGATCGGCAGCGAGGGCTTTTGCGCGTTGAAGCTCAAGCGCCGTTTTATTGGCGTTGAATTGAAGGATAGCTATTTCCGCCAAGCGTGCAAGAATTTGCAGCACGCGGAGCGGTCAGCCGAATCCTTGTTTGATTACGCCGCCGCATGAAGCCCGCCTTCATATTCCTGTTCCTGATCTGCGGTGGCGAGGCGCCCTGCTATCAGGACGTGGTTATTGCCCGCACATGCGCGCAAGCCGAGGCCATGGCGCGGTTTTGGCTGCGCGACGGGCAGTCTTTGCATGGCGCCGAGTGTGTGGCGCGAGATGAATATCGGAGGAGGACGCAATGACAACAGACGAATACCGCGCGCTTGTGGAAGCCGGCCCTGCCGTGGTTATGGTGGCGAAAGAGGATATGCTGCGATTGCTTGAGCGCTTGATGATTGCCGAGCAAGAGCTTACGGAGGCGTCGCGGCGCCTTGATGTGGTGCTTGGCCAATGACCCGCGCCGTCCCCAGGCGCGCCCGCAAGCTATCTGATGATGACGTGCGGGAAATTCGCCAGAACCCCATTGCAGGGATAGTGCTGGCGAAACATTACGGCGTGTCCGATACGGTCATTTACGACATTCGGAACCGCGTCACGTATCAGCATGTGAGGGATGAACCATGACCCGCGCCGCGCCAGAGCGTGCCATCCAGATCGCCATCAAGCGCCGCCTGGCCCTGTCTGGCGTGGTTTGCCATCATTCGCCCAATGCCGGACGGCGCAGCGCCATCACAGGCGTGCGGCTAAAGCAGGAAGGCATGATCACGGGCTGGCCTGACCTGACGCTGGTAGGGCCGGACAAGCGCGTGGCGTTCCTTGAGGTGAAGGCCGAGAAAGGCCGCACCAGCGCCGCGCAAGATGACTGCCTCGCCATGCTGCGCCGCATGGGCCATGACGTGGCGGTTGTGCGGTCGCAGGATGACGCGGTGCTGATGTTGCAGGAATGGGGGTGGCCGGTGCGATGACCCCCGAACCCGTCCCATCCACCCTAGAAGAGCGCCTTGCCTTTTACCAGCGCTTCGCCCGCAACCTTGCCGAGCGCGTGCCGGACCCGGTAGAGGACGCGGAACGCGAGGCGCATTTTGAGACATGGAAGCGGAAAGGCGCCAAGAAATGAGCCTAACCCAAAGCGCCCTATGGCTTGCCCAGGAAATGCGCCTGCCGGTCTTTGCCTGCGGGCATGACAAGCGCCCCGTCACGCAACACGGGTTCAACGACGCCACGCATGACGCGGTAGAGATACAGCGCCAGTTCGCCAGCCCAGGCGCGGCCATGATCGGCGTGCCGACTGGCGACATGTCCGGCTTTTTCTGCCTTGACCTTGACGTGAAGAACGGCGGCGGCGGGCTGGAATGGCTGGCAGCAAACCAGCACCGGCTACCCGACACGCGCCGGCACAAGACACGATCCGGTGGCGTTCATCTGCTTTTTGCCATGCCCCAGGGCCGGATCATCCGCAACAGCGCGGGCCGGATCGCGGCTGGCGTGGATGTCCGAGGCAACGGCGGCTACATCATCGCGCCCCCAAGTCCTGGCTATCTGGTGGATGAGGCCATGGCGCCCGCGCCCGCCCCGGCATGGTTGCTAGATCTGATAGACCCGCCCAAGGCGCCAGAAGCCCCGCGCCCAACACCCGCGCCGCGCCAATCGGGCGATGGCACGCGCTACGGACTGACCGCGCTGGACAATGAATGCCAGGCGATCCTAAGCGCCCCGGACGGCGCCAAGCATGACACCCTAAACCGCGCGGCGTTTTCAATCGGCGGGCTGGTTGCGGCAGGCGAATTGGCGGAAGGCCCAGCCTTCGCCGCGCTGGCATCGGCGCTGGCCGGCATCCGGCACCGTTGCGAGGACTTCCCGGCAGCGCAGAAAACCCTTGCCGGCGCATTCCGGGCAGGCATGGCCAAGCCGCGTGAAGCCCCGCCGCGCTTGGTCCGCCGCATTGTGGAAGAATACCGCGAAACCCGCCCGGAGCCGCCGCCCAGAGACGCGCCCCCGGACCATTGGAGCGCGGAGCCGGAGCCGGACGTAGGCCTAGAGCCTGAAAAGGTGGCGCCAAACATTAAGCCGACCGGCCTGCCCCTGATCTATTTTCAAGACGTGAAGCCTGCCCTGAAATCTGAGGATTTCATTGAAGGCCTGCTTATCAAGGCCGCCATGTCAGTGACCTATGGGCCATCCAACTGCGGCAAGACGTTCTTTATGGCGGATTTGGCGCTTCATGTCGCGCTTGGCTTGGAATGGCGCGGGCGTGAGGTAGAACGCGCCGGCGTGATCTACTGCGCCATGGAAGGCGCGCACGGCATCGCCAACCGCGTGGCAGCCTTTGCCCTGACATGCGGCCTGGCAGGGCAGGAAATCCCCTTTGGCATTATCCCGGTGGCGTTGAACCTGCTTGACCCCAACGCGGACACGTCCCGGTTGATTGACGCCATAGCCGAGGCCGCCGCCCGCATGGCCATCCCGGTCGGGCTTGTGGTCATGGATACCCTGAGCCGCGCCATGGCGGGAGGCAATGAAAACTCGCCGGAAGATATGGGCGCGCTTGTCGCCAATTCCGACCGCATCCGGCAGGCGACCGGCGCGCATGTGGCATGGATACACCATTCAGGCAAAGACCAAGCCCAAGGCGCCCGAGGCCATAGCCTGCTGCGCGCCGCAACCGATACCGAGATCGAGATTTCCCGCGCCGACAATGACAGCCCGTCCATCGCCCGCGTGACTAAGCAGCGCGAGTTGGAGATTGACGGCGTGTTTGGCTTCACCCTGAAACGGGTGGAACTTGGCCTGAACCATCGCGGCAAGCCGGTCACGTCTTGCGTGGTGGAACCAACCGATGACCGCCCCGCCAAGCCCCGCATCAGCCTGACCAATGGCGAGGCCATGGCGCTCCGCATCCTGCATGACGTGATGGCGACACAGCCCTGCCCAGTGCCCTACCAAGCCGCCGAGGCAGGCGTCAAAGCCGCAACCAGCAAGCACGCATGGCGTGAGACATTCTTCGCGCGCTCAACCGCCGATAGTCACGAGGCGAAGAAAAAAGCATTCAACCGGGCAGCCGATGGGCTCGCCCAAAAGAGCCAAATAGGGGTGCATCATGACACGGTTTGGGCAGTCTGAAATGGTAATCGCGCGCAATCAACTATCACTTTTTACCCCCA